TGCAACCTGCGCTGTCACATTAGCACCAGAGCCATCCTCCAGTACATTGAAACTATAGTCAGTGTTTGCTGCCGCTGGGAGCATATCTAGACCACCTGCACGTCGTGCGAGGTTGCCCGGCTCTGTATAGAAACCACGAATGGCAAACGGATAGTTTGCCTGCACCAGAGGCTTGCCTTCGAGCTGGAACAGAATGACATCAGCTGTTGCGCCAGTCTTACGTGGATGCAACGTCGTCTGAACACGATTGATAATGACGTCTCGATTGTCCTCAATCGTAGGACCATTATCGAGCATATAGTCCGCTGGAGTCAATGCAATGACGTTGTCCGCAGTGTTCACCGCACGATGCGATCGACTCTCGAATGTCAGCGTGCCGTTCTTCTGCACATAGCAGCGACGTAATGTGCTCTTACATAGACGACCGATTTCAGATGAAGGGACGGCGCGTTCCGCCTTCATCGTGTCGAATGCATACTGCAGCGTATCGAATCCCTGATCGACCTGCACAGCTCGAGGTTGCACAGTCATCTGGGCGATGATCATCCTGAAGACATTGTCATCTGTGGTTTCCACCTGCAACGGCAGATCCACCAATCGTTTCCGAGCGAGCTGATCCATGTAATCAACGCAGAAACACTTCACGCGTCGATCACCATACACACCAGTGGATGTAGTGATATTTAGGATACGCCCAGTGAACTGGACGAAGCCTTCTCCACCAATCACTACTACACAGCGTACACCGATGTGCTTAGTGAAGCCAGATAGTGCATTTGGATGACCTGGTGTATAGAGACCGAGCTTGCCCTGTGAATTAAACTCCGAGTTATCCAGAGTGAGATTCAGAGTGCCAGTGTTCGCCAAAAAATCGGTCGATGCCGTTCCTGGAAGCCCACGAGCGAACGAAACAGATCCCAGTATTACATCTGTCATCCGTGTCCAGCCAGCGGTGAAGCCGTTAAGCTCCATCTCGATGGCTAGATAGGGATACTCGTGTATTGGATAGGCCATCAGCCGCGCTCCATCATTATATCGCGCAACCCGACCATCAGTGCATCATTTTGACTGAGGATTGCATCGGTTAGTCGATCGATGGAACTAGCCATCTGGGCACTGGACTTATCGGTCTTTTCATTCTCGTACTGCTCGTTCTCACTCGTCGTGAGGACGCGCTCACCTGGGGTAAGCATAGCAGGAACAGTGTCCGATCCATGTGGGACGAAGCCACCAGCTGCATAGATAATACCACCACCGGCTCTATTCTGGGAGTTGGCATTCTCGTTGATATCCTGCAGATAGATCGCCTGATAGCGATCCACATGGTTGACTGTGACAGTAGATTCTGCATCTGGCATGTTGGATAGCAGGCCAGTCATGGCTCCGAGGTTGCTGAGCATCTGGTCTAGCTTCCCGACGAGTTGATCCATACCCTTGATCAGTTTATCCTGTGCAGTTGCTCCAGCTTCCTTCCAGATACCCAATTCCTTCGACTGGTCGATCAACATCTGAGTGTTTGCATCGAGTGGCAATCCGAGTAATTCCGCTTGGACTGTCGCCTCGTGCAGATAAGTCTGCATGGGCATCAGCGCATCGACTGTAGTGTCACCCAAGTTCCCAGTCGCAGCCGCCTGTGCCGCTGTTTCAGCCTGCAAGCGCGCATAGAGTTCGGTGCCTGTTCGCTGCATAGCCGCAAATGTCTCTGCATTGAGGAGCCCCATCTGGGCCATGCCTTGCATAGCACCGGCTTGCCCATCGATAGCTGCCATTAGAGCTGGATTACCTTCGAGTACGCCAGCCTGAAGCATCAGATGAGACAGCAGAACGTCGTCCACCTGGAGTCCCAGATCCATATAGGCTTGATTCAGAGTGGACATGGCAGGAGCAACAGCCGCCAGCGCCTCTGTATAGGAACCAGTCGCCATGTAGACTGCACTAAAAGTCGCGACACCCTGGACACCCAGATCAGCCAACATCTGGACATTAGCAGTACCAACCGCATGCTGGTTCTCGAGAGCTATCGTTACAGCCTCCTGAGCAACTCGGAGCTGTTCCTGCGTCGCGGTGCCTGATGCCGCCAGCTTGTCATAGTTCTCTTGCGCTTTCGTTACAGAGGCTCCTACAGCGTCGAAGCCCTCAGTTAGGACCGATGTAGTCGCTGAGTACCCAGTGATCATCTTGTTGACTGCATCGGTTACAGCAGCCAGTCGTTCCTCAAAGTCTCGAGTGAACTCAGTCATCTTCTTGAGTCCCTCTGCACCCTGATTTCCCCACTCGCCGACGAAACTCATCCCGAAGAGTCGCATGGAGATATCTTCAAGGTTCTCCAGAGATCCATATTGAGCTACGAGTGCACCCTGTAACTTTTTGACCTCTGCAGTAGCCTCAGCTTGCGCTTCAGCCGCCTTCTTAGTGGCAGAGATCCATCCAGTGACAGCACCTACTGCAGCACCAACTCCAGCGCCTACCGCCGTGCCGACACCAGGAGCGAACAAAGTACCGATGGCGGCACCCGCTCCAGCTCCACTGAGAGCTCCCATGGCAGCCGCACCCCACTTGCCTCCACTATCTTCAGTGAACGTATCCAAAACCGATCCAAGAGTGGATGCAGCCATGGCGAAACCAGCTGATACCTTCGCACCCATACTCTTCGAGCTATCAACCATGACCTCCATGCCTTCGCCAAGGATTTTGATCGTCTGACCCCATCCACTGTTGATACCCTCGAACATATCACCGAAGGTATCACCAATCTCTCCTATCGATTTCTTCCAGTCGTTAGCGAATACGTTGGGCTTGTTCTCTGATACAGCCGCCTTGAAGGGCACAAACATGGAGGACAAATCCATCGTGCTAACAAGATCCCCCACAACCTGCCAGTCGTTACCGAAAGTAATCACATCGCCAGATAGACGAGCGAGTTGCTCATCCAGTTCTTCAGTGTTGAGTATTGCCTGAGGTACCTTGTCTATGTAATCACTGAAGGTTATATTGTACCTCTGCTGCGCTAATACCACGGGATCCAGGGATTTAGCTAACAGCCTATACTGACTTGCTAGATCTGCTTGCCCCATGTGTGCTGCTGCCTTAGCGCCCTCTTCGAGAGCAGCAGCCATACCAGCGAGCTTGGATGGGAGCACATTCAGTGGGCCATTCATAGCTCCTAGCTGTCGAACGATCTCTTGCGCTCCCTCGATGGCGGTCTGTCCACCTAGATCTCGTAATGCCTTAGAGAAGGCCTCGGTCGCCTTCTCGCCCTTCTCCAGCTGCTCGATGAACTTTTTGACAGCTGGGACACTAGCTCCAGTCCCCTTGGCTATCTGTTCGACCTCGTAGTTGAGACCATGCAGTCGCGTGATATCCTCCTGTGTCTGAGCACTTAGAGGTTGCATAGCATCTTTATTCAACTTGTTCATGCGCGCTGCATACATATCAAACGACTCAGCTCCAGCATCGGTAGCCTCGCCTGTCTTTACTATAGCTGCTCCAGCTGCAGACGCCGGCAGCTCGATGTCAGTCAATCTCTTCTTCGTATCATCCAATATTCCGATGTATTTCAACCCCATGCGAACGATATTGTCTTCATCCCTCTGGGTGAAGAACTCCCATGTGGTTCCCTTGAATGCAGCCAGTTTCTTGAAGGCGTTGACCACCTCCAGTACTGCATAGCCAAAGGCTACAACCAGAGCTAAGGCACCTGCACCCATTGCAATGTTAATCGCTGCACTGGTTACAGCGGCTGTAACACCTAGCTGTGTGAGCTGGGCACCTACCCATGCAATGCCCTTGGCTCCGCCCAGAAGCAAGAACTTCTCATACATGGCACCCAGAGCGATGATTACTGGCCCTATCGCCACTATGATACCGCCCAAAGCCAGGATGAACGTCTGGACTCCAGATGGGAGTTTCGAGAACAACTCCACCATCTTCGCTATAACCTCGATGGCTCCTTGGATGGCAGGAATCAACTTTTTGAACGACTCGATCATCTGGATACCGACTGGAGCTAGCGCCAGAGTGATCTGATTCTTCAGAGTCCCGAGGCTCTCATTGAAGGACTCCGACTGTTTAGCTGTATCCTGTGTAACATTGCCGAGTTTGGATATAGTCTCCGCCAGTTCATCTATCGAATAAGTGCCACCCTTGATTTCCTCAGCCAGCTTACGACCAGCTATAGCACCGAATGTATCTACAGACTTGGTGACGGCCTGTGCAAATGTATCGGTATCTCGGATGTCTTTGATAATCCCCTTGAACGCTCCAGCCAGATCGGTTACACCCTGCTTTGCCAGATCTGACATCACTTTACCGAGTGACGTCGTGACATCTGTGGTATTGGCTCCAACCTTCTCGAACTGGGCAAACAGGGCCAGACTCTCATTCAGACTGAAGCCCATCTCGACAAAGGCCACGCCACCCTTGACGACGCCTTCTGCCAACTTACCAACCGATGCACCACTGATCTGACTCGCATAGGTCAATTTATCCATGATGCCAGATGCAGCACCAATCTCCTCTTTCGTCAGATTCGTGTCCTTGGCCAGTGCACTCATGAGGGTGCTGACGGTCTTCGTGGCTGTAGCTACATCCACGGAGTTGACATTCGCAAAGTCGATGAATTTCTTAGTGACAGTCTGGAGCTCGTCACCAGTCAATCCAAGTCGCTGGTGGACGTCTGCTATAGCGGTAGCCACTTCCTGGGCGCTATTTGGGACTGTGACAAAAACAGCCTCGAAGTCCTTCTTCAATGCACCCAGAGCTTCGCCTGTCTCTCCAGTCTTACGAGCTATGGTATTATACGCGCCTTCGATAGAGTATCCAGCAGCTAACGCGGCTCCACCCACAGCCATGATGGGGACACTGAGAGCAGTAATCGATTTGCCCACACTGGTCATAGCAGTGCCAAAGTTCGACATCTTCTTCGCTTGCCCAGATGCAGACTCGCCAAACTTATCCAGTGCATCCTCTGCCTTCTTCAAGACAGCAGACATCTGGTCTTCCAAAACGAGTTTGCCTGTAAGCGACCCTATGTCCACGTCATGACTCCTTCGGTTTCACCATGGCAAAGACATTGTCTGCCATGGCACGCGCAGCTTCTTCGCTCGTCTGCTTCACTGGGCCGGATTTTGATTTCCCGGCCCTCGACTTTGCATAGGCCATGGCGATCGTCATGGCGATAGCCTTCTTCTCCTGCCACGGCTGCGATGGCTTCTTCTCTTCAACAGTCCCCTCGAATCGCAGCACGAAGTCCTTGAGTGGCTTGCGATCCTTCCCAGCGACCGCCATGTTGAAGACCATCTGGGCAATGGACGCCGCTTGGATATCAGCTCGTTCAGCTCCAAACGGCTCCAACTGTGCATATAGTCCCCACTCGATGAACTGCTTCGCCGTCATCCCTCGAGCGATCTTGTTGACATTCCACTCGCCAGCCATGATCGCTATCCTATACAGGAATCGACGATGGAGAGATCGCTTTAGTCTTTTTTTGTTTCAGCCTCGGCCTTGACATTCATGCCGTTCAGTCGAAGGATCTCCTTCACGATGCGCTCAGTCTCCTTATGGCGCATCGTTCGGAACCTGGCAATGTTCTTTGGATCGTCGGCGTAGCGCTTGTTATCTGGCTCTGGACCGACAAGACTCTTGGTGATAAGACGGAGACCGGCGGTCTTCTTAGCCTCGCCTTCGTTAGCCTCTGACCACTCGATGATGTCACCAGCGGTCACCGACCCGATGCGAACCTTCTCGTTAGGTCGAAACCCATCGATGATTGCATACTCGACTGCGCTCGCGCCCGAAGCCTCGATATCATCCATCGAGGCGTAAATCTTGTCTACGACTGGCTTCTCACTTACCTGCGTCATGGGTCTGCTCCTTCTTATCGAAATCGTATACAGCAACCGTACGGCCAGCGTCGTTCATCACATAGACTTTCCCACTGGTGATGACTCTCTCCAGACCGAACGCCAACTCACCAGTGGATCCACGATGTAGATCCACTGCTTCGAACACCGACTCCCTACCATCCTTCATCACGTGTTTGATCGTTAGCATGCTTCTGCTCCTGAGTATACAGGGGTTCTCAGATGTCCTGAACCCCTGGAAGAGGACACGTACTAGAGTCCGATGGTCACCAGAGCCGGTGGAATGCCGATCTGCATGGCGCCACTGAAACGCAGCGTCATGTCGAGTGACAATTTGCCGTCCACTGGGGCGTTGGGCTTGAGCGCCTGGACCTGACCGCTCATGATCCACACAGTCGAGTCCGGATAGGTGATTCTCCAGCCGGTAACTGTGTTATCGATGAGGAGCTTGAACACGCCGGTCAGATGATCGTGTGTATTGTGATCCGGCAGGAAGTTCAGTGGCTGTGTAAACGAGCCACGGCGCAACACGCCGAGCACATACGAGTCGATGTCCTTCTCCTGGGTTGTCGCATCGAATTCATTGCGACTCATCTCGGGTGGAGTGATATCACCCTGTTCCGCGACATCCGTGAACGTCGAACCAGGTGTAAGCTGGACCGCGATGATGGTTCCATGGCCACTGATGGCCAGTGTCGGTTCTGTTGGCATTTTGATCTCTCCTCTGTCAATCTGGTTGCTTTTCGCAGTCGATGTTGAATACGACGACTGCACGTCCAGCTTCGTCTACACCTGCGTCAGTCGGCTCCTGTCGAGCGGTGACGCTCAGATAAGCGACACCGTTTATCGTTGTGTTCCATAGTCCGTCGAGAGCGACCATCGCAGCAGCGGATTTTGATCGCGCAGCATTATATGACGATGCACGCACGAGCACCTGAGCGCCTGGACGGACAGTCGATGAGCGAGCCTTGTTCTGCGTACGTCCGCCTTCTCCTCTGAATCCACCGACACCCATGCCACCCGTCTCCGTCAGAGTGATGTATGGCCCAACTCCAGTGGGAATGTTGGCCTTACTGGATAGGAAGATATCAACACCCAGTGTTCCTACTCCGGCGGTCACGAGCACGCTCGCCATATCATCGAGGAACATCAGAACTTGATCCTTTCCCCAAGTCGTTCAGCCATGTAGGGTCTCGACTCGTTCAAGACGCTCTCCAAGTATTTTGACTGTCCCACTGGATG